GCTGTAATACTGTGCAATGCGAGTACCGCTAGCGGTCTTGACCATTACCTTGTCGATCTCCATGCCTTCGTCTTTAAGGTCTTTGATTCGTGCTGCTAATCTAAAGCATCCGAATGTTTGCAGTGCATCAATTGCTGTGATGCGATAGCCTTGCTTGAGATACGCTTTGATCTCATCTGTTTGTTTTATAGTCATTGTGTTCTCCTTAGATTAAGTTTTCTTTTGCATACAATCCAATGAGTGCGGCTTCTGCTCGTCCGTCATCTTTAACTCGTTTGAAATAGTGTGCATGGTTAGGGAAGCAGAGCTTCGCTAGTCTTCTACTTTCGCCCTTGTCTCTTGAAAGGTCAAAGTATTTTTTCCACTGACGTGGCGTCACGTATTTTATAGGTAGCTTTGAAGCAACGATACCCATCTCTAGTTGACCAAAGCCCTGTCCGAATCTGAATGTACTGCTAACACCTTGATTCGGCATAGCATTTACACGCTCGATCACAGCTAAGGCTGGCTTGTTTCTTTGGTTGGATAGGATTGAAAGCAACTCAGGTAAGTTAATTAATGTCTTACCCTTTGGCGATTGGGCTACTGGAATATCGTAGATAACTAAGCTGTCTGTTTCTGTTTCATATATGCTGACTGCTCCTGTAAATCCGGGGTCGATTCCATAGATGAGCATGTCATTCTCCTTACCAATCGATTGGTGGCTTTGCGTTTGACTCGATGCTAGATTCCCACGCGCCAGCCTGTAGCTTGACACTAGGTTTCTTCAATCGTTTCTTGTTTGGTTTTGTCTTTGATGTTGGCTCTTGCCATTTGTCATTTACATAACAGCTCATGCAAATGAACCAGTGCTTCTCCATTGAGCGGCCACTGTTTGTTTTAAGTACTGCTACAAAGAAATGTGTTGCCACTTGGCAAGCTACGCATATAGCTGCTTTACCTTTTAGTGATCGTGATGTCATAGCCTAAAGCATCCAACCAACAGTTGAGCATAAAGCCAGAGGGTATTCGTTTGTGTGTTTCCCACTTGTGTATTAAGGATTCTGTGCATCCTATTTTATAAGCTAATTTTTCTTGACTTAACTTTTGCTTTGATCGAGCGGCGCTCAACATTTCTACCATTAGCTCGTAGTTCTTTGGTATTTTCAACGGCGTCTTGTATTTGTCTAACTTGCTCGATGGCATGACTTATCCTCAGCGCAGTATAAAACCTCAACTCCGTATCTTTCTTTATGGTTCTGTAGTAGGTAGAACGTGGGATATTAGCGCGACTAAAAGCTTTAAGCAGAGACACGTTAGCTGTCTCCGCTTGTTCAGTTATTATTTCAAGATACGATTTCATGCCGCATTAATGCAGCAATCTATTCGTCGAAGTCAACATCCCAGGCTTTGATTTCTCCTGATCCGTTGCAGTTGTCGCATGGTTTTGACTCAAAGTATGGTTCAGGTGCATCATTGTATGATGTCCTTACTGGCATTGACTCTACTTCAATGAAGCCATCACCACTACATTCTTTGCAAGCCACTGTGGTTCTGTACTGTTTCATTGGTATGGTATTTCATCCTCTACAATTGGGGCTACATAGTTCTTTTCCCATGCAGCTGTGCCTCTGCGGATAAACTTATCTCGATCAAACTTTGGATTGGTTTTCTCAAGTTCATCTGCAATGCTATGAAGGTGAGTGGGCCACGGTACAAGTGGCCCTAATGTATCTGCTAGATACTCAAAGTGTTGTCGTGACATACGCATTGTGTTCTCCTTAGATTACGTTCTCACCTATCATTGAGGTAAACAGTTTGTGATTCATTGCATTGCTGATCGCTATCTCGCGATTGTAACGTGCAATCTGTGGTGACTTGAGGTCATTGGTATGCGTAGCCCAATGTGTCAGGCAGTTATACAATGCCCATTTGTTGTGACCGAGATCCATCTTCTCACGATCCCAACCTGAGATAAGATTCTCAAGTTGCTTCTCGTTTGTCTTGGTCACTTGCTGCTGCTTAGTTACTACTTTGCATATGGTTGACCGAAAGAACTGCTCGACTTGATCGTTGTTCAATCGTGTTTGCATCCATGACTGCCACTCCTTGCTGCGTCCCATAAAATGTTCCGCACCACCTATGATCTTGGCAGCGCTCCCGTCTACGTTGACTGATGCTGTGTGCTTGAAGCGTGACTTCGCAATAGCATCTGGTGTTGTACATCCATTCAAGCACCATAGTCTGAGACCGTTGGCTTGCTGAGAAAAGGACCATGATCCGTCATAGCTATTGAAGAAGCTGACACGGAACTGAACGTAGTCACCTACTGCTGGCTGCTGCACCAGATCAGGAAAGATGATCTCACCTCTCAGCTTACGGCCATCTTCGATTACATCTACGTTGACCTCATAGTCACTGGTCAGCTTGCTTGCTTTAACTCCGTCAAGGATTGAGTTGACTACATCATCGTGCGGTATCATTCGATAGCGTGACCCATGCAAGCCGAGTGTTTTGCCTGTGTCTGTGCGTACAATGCACTTGTGATCTGGGATAAGCTCACCGTCTTGAGTAAAGACTGGCTGCTCTTCCACTGGAAAGTTGTAGCTGTTGGATTGAAAGTCTAGCACTGGTTGTTCTCCTTGTAAGTTTATTTAAACTTTAGTCATTACATTATATGGTCGGACACTTTCTGCAACATTTGGAATGAATCCATTCATAGGTTTGGTTAGCCCAGCGCAACGAAACCTATTACAGAAATTACCACAACCGCGAGGTACATGATGAAGATTAGCTTGTCCTCATGGTCGCCCATGTTGAAGCCTCCTTGTTGATAGAGTTAAGAGGAGCCGAAGCTCCTCTCAGTTGGTGACTTACGCCACCATGTTTCTGAGCTTGCTGAAGTTGGCTGGCTTGGCAGCTTTGTTAGGTGCAGGGCGCTTGTTAGGTGTCCAGACCTCACCTCCTGTCAGTGCAGCGAAGACTTCACAGTCTGCATCGTGACGAGTTTGAAGCTCTTCTAGCTCGGGCAGAAGTGTATTGATCCAGCGTTCTGTCCGCTCCATAGCGTAGGTGTTCTTCTCGTCTACAGCGATGTCGTACTCTGCGAGTGAATCAGCAATCTGCTTTTTCTTGAAGGCGAGACTGTTGTTCGATGTGTAGCAAGCATCGCGTCCTAAGCCGATAAGGAATTTATCATTGATGATTGGGCCGTCAGCTGATGGCTTGTCTGTAGCATGATAGTTGATAACTTCTAGTTTAAGTTGAGCTAATTTAGATACTTTAGTCATTTCTAGTTCTCCTGTTAGTCAAGAGGCCAACCCTCTTGATGCAGACCCAGAGACATGCCCACAAATCCCAGCTTGCTGGGGCTTGACGTTCGCAACTGCTTTCCTCACCAGACACAGGCTGGACTAAGCACAGAGCAGCCACACATACATAGCTAAGAGCTACAAATGGAAAGTAGTTGCGAATGTTTTGTGGAGCTTGTCACGCAGGGCAAGGCAAGAGGTTGGGTGAATTGACAAGGAGAACGGCGGCAATGCCTATCTAAATTGGCGATACTTATACTCGATGTGGGTTATAGTATGTTTAGCATGTCAACAGCTAAACGAGGTACTATGATACCTATTTACGTTAGTGACGCTACGTCACATATTGACAGAGCCTGACGAAATAGTGCTGTGTTGGGGGGAGAGAGGGAGAGGGGGGCAAGCATGAGGATAAAGGATAGAAAGTACGGATGACTAATGTTCCGAATACAAGAAAGCTGACTAAGAAACAGACAGCATTAGTTGACACTATTGTAGCAAATGGGTGTACGATAGCTAAGGCCGCAGAGCTAGCTGGATATAGTAGCGGCGAGTCTGGAAGAGTAACTGCAACCAAGACGATGAAGCTACCACATGTGCAACAGTATCTAATGCAGAGGATGAATGAGGAATTCGGGCTAAGTGCTACCTTGGCAGCAGGAACAGTGAGACGGCTAGCTATGGGGGCTAAGTCTGAGTACGTTCAGCTAGAGGCTAGCAAGGATTTACTGGACCGTGCTGGGTACAAGCCGATAGACCGGTCACAGGTTCAGGTTGCTGGTGACATTAGAGTGTCAATAGATCTTGGCTAGGTAAATTGGTTGTAGATAGCCTGATATATGGCACAGGGGGTTAAAAACTCCGACAGTATTACTAGCTAGTGGTCCCCCACTCTAGCAATATGCAAAAAAGGCTCTATGCTGCTGCTAATATTTTTTTTGTCACAGGGTGTTTGAGATGGCGACCGAGGCTTGGACTAGGAAAGAAGGTAAGAACCCGAAGGGTGGATTAAATGCGAAGGGCCGTGCGTCTTATAAGAAGGGTACGTTGAAGGCTCCTGTTAAGGGCGCCCCTTCTGGCCCTACTGAGATGCGCAGGAAGGGATCGTTTCTTTCTCGTATGGGTAATATGAAGGGTCCAGAGCGTGACTCTAAGGGTAGGCCCACCCGTCTTCTTCTTAGCCTTCAGGCATGGGGCGCGTCTTCCAAAGCCAGCGCAAGAAAGAAGGGTAAGAGCTTACTTGCTCGTTACGAGAGGACCAAGAAGAATGGCTGAGTCTAGGGTTAATGAGGCTGGGAATTATACTAAGCCGGGTATGCGGAAGACATTGTTCAAGCGCATTAAGGCTGGTGGCAAGGGCGGTAATCCCGGACAGTGGTCTGCTCGAAAGGCCCAGATGCTTGCCAAAGAGTATAAGGCTAAGGGTGGAGGCTACCGATGAAAGCGTCACAGAAGTCTTTACTAGATTGGGGCAAGCAGAAGTGGCGCACTAAGAGCGGCAAACCTTCTAAAGAAACTGGTGAGCGTTATCTTCCAGAGAAAGCCATCAAGTCCCTGACCGCTGCTGAGTACGCGGCTACTACCAAAGCCAAGCGTGAAGGCACGAAGAAGGGCAAACAGTTTGTTTCTCAGCCTAAGTCCATTGCAAAAAAGACAAGGAAGTATCGAAATGCCTAATGTCAAAGGAAAGAAGTTTGCCTATACTAAAGCTGGTATGAAAGCGGCTAAGGAATATGCAAAGAAGCCTGTTGCTAAAAAGACATTGTTGAAGAAGGGGTACAAGTGATGGCGTTTTATACAACGGATGGTGAGCTTTACACTGGCGATACTCATTTTCTTGCTGGCGTTACCTACAGCGGAAAGACTCACACGCCTACATCACGGCGTTTAGTTGAGGGTGAAGAGCCTGTTCGAGCCCGTAAGTCCGATGGCAAGCTGTCTGGGGATAATCCATCTACACCAGATGTGAATGAGGCTTACTCCAAGCCTAAGAAAAAGAAGGCCAAGGCCAAGACAGGGAAGTAAGACCATGAGTGAGAAGCACAAGACACTGCTCAAGAAGTACAAGATGCTTGAAGGCCAGCTTATTTCTATGCAGAGCGGGATTGAACGCATGAAGGACAAGCCCAATGCAACATTGCTGGACAAGTCTCTGCGTTGGTACACGAATAAGATGGCAGATCTTGGTGACAGCTTGAACCAAGCCAACCCTCATTACAGATCAATTGAGAAGAAGCTGCGTACAGTTGAAGACAGGCTGGACACAGAGTCTCAAAAGATCAGCCGCATGAGAGCAAAGGCTTCTAAATGAGTTTTATTAGTACACTAAAGCCAATGGAGCTTTCCCTTCTTCGCGGCATAGTAAGAAAGACTGAGTTTGCTTACGTTGAAGCAAAGCACGGCAAGTCATTTATTACTGACGCTGAGTGCGACAAGCTGATTGAAAGCATTGGCCCCGAAGTTGTCGAGCGTATGATTAAGTTTGGTGTAGATAAAGGTCTTCGCTAGTGGTCAACTTTAAGTACAAGCCGGACGGTGAAGTCCTCAAGGGCTTTATGAAGGATGATACCTTCTTTCGTGGCATAAGAGGCCCCGTTGGCTCTGGCAAATCCGTTGCTTGCTGTGTCGAAGTATTCCGCCGCGCCTTACAACAAGAAAAATCTCCTGATGGAACTCGTAAGAGTAGGTGGGCGATCATAAGGAACACCAACCCCCAGCTTAGAACTACCACGATTAAGACATGGCTTGACTGGTTTCCTGAGTCTGACTGGGGAAAGTTTACTTGGTCTGTCCCATACACCCACAATATTAAAAAAGGTGACATTGAACTTGAGGTTCTCTTCCTTGCACTCGACCGCCCAGAAGATGTCAAGAAACTCCTATCTTTGGAGCTTACTGGTATTTGGATTAATGAAGCGCGTGAAATACCTAAGAGTATTATTGATGCCTGTACTATGCGTGTGGGTCGTTATCCTTCTATGCGTGATGGCGGTCCTTCTTGGACTGGCGTCATTGCCGATACCAACGCCCCTGAAGAAGATCACTGGTGGCCGATTATGTCCGGAGAAGTACCAATCCCAGATCATATACCGCGTGAGCAAGCTAAGATGCTGGTCAAACCAGATAACTGGAATTTCTTTACGCAGCCCGCTGGCATGGTCGAAAAAAAGTCCCCGGAAGGTGAGATAGAAGACTACGTTCCCAGCAAAGATGCTGAGAATCAAAAGAATATGATGAAGAGTTACTACCCCAACCTAGTGCGGGGTAAAACTAAGTCTTGGATTGATGTCTATGTTATGAATAGATTGGGACATATCCAAGAAGGAAAACCTGTGTATCCAATGTTTGCAGCAGAAGTCCACGTTGCCAAGGAAGAGATTCCAGTAGCCGCTAATGTTCCGCTTTATGTGGGCGTAGACTTTGGATTGACGCCAGCCGCAGTTATCGGACAGAAAGTTAGAGGCAGGTGGTTCGTGCAGTCAGAGATTGTTGCTGTAGATATGGGCATCGTGCGCTTCTCTGAAGTGCTAAGACAAGAATTGGCGACTAGATTCGCCGCTGCCGGGGAGGTCATTATATATGGCGATCCGTCAGGAGATTTCCGCGCGCAAACTGATGAGTCAACTCCCTTTCACATCATGCGCGGGGCTGGCTTGAGGGCTTTTCCTGCGCCCTCCAACTCTGTTGACCTTCGACTTGAGGCGGTTTCCTCCCAGTTGACGAAGATGGTTGAAGGTAAGCCAGCATTATTAATAGATCGGCGCTGTCCACAGCTAATCAAAGGCTTTGAAGGCGGGTATGCCTACAAAAGGATGCAGGTTTCCGGTGAAAGGTTTGATGACAAGCCAGACAAAAATATGTTTTCGCACGTTCACGATGCTGCGCAGTACCTATTTCTTGGCGCGGGGGAAGGCAGAGCCTTAATGAACAGCCAAAAGCCAGCAAAAACTGTAGTGGCTGGACGTTCATTTGATGTTTTTGCTAAGAAGAGGCCAGAGCGTAGGCAAGGTCTTTGGTCAAGGATGTAATTGTGCGTTGATTTATCGCTTATCTTGTGCATATCCAGAAGGTAGATATAGGAGATTAGTATGTGTTTTCCCGGAGGTGGCGGCGGTTCTACGCAAGCAGCAGAAGATACTGCGGCAGAGCAAGCCAAACAAGAAGCTGCGGCGGCAGAAGCGAAAGCGGCAGAGCAAGCGGCAGCAAAAGCAGAAAGAGAAGCAGAACTTGAACGTGTTAGAGCGGACGCGATAGCAACGTACAAAGCTGAACAAGAAGTAAAGCGCCAAGCAGAAGCTGATAAGATTGTAAGCTCTGCTAATATCCGTCAGGAACGTATCTCTAAGTTTGGATCTGTTTCTACTGCTGGTCGTGCATCTAGGCGGTCTGGATCAAGAGGGCGCAGAAGCCTTATCACAGGACTCGGCGGCGGTATTGGTTATTATGATAGGTTCAGCAGCTAATGGATAATGTAGCGCAAAAATACATGAAGCTCTATGAATCGGCTAAAGCAAAGCGTGAAAACTTTGTGCCGTTATTCGATGAGTGCTATGAGTACGCGCTACCACAGCGTGAATCCTTCTACCATGAAACGCCCGGACAGCGCAGAGACGATAAGATCTTTGATGAAACTGCTGTTGTCGGTGTACAAGAGTTTGCCTCTCGTCTGCAATCAGGGCTTGTCCCTAACTTTGCTAGGTGGGCAGACTTAACGGCTGGCTCAGAAATTCCTAAAGATCAAAGGGATGCGGTTAATAACGACCTTGATGAAGTTACTGACTATGTGTTCGAGGTCTTACAGAACTCAAACTTTTCACAGGAAGTACATGAATCCTTTATGGATTTAGCAGTTGGTACTGGTGTATTGGTTTGCGAAGAGGGGGATTCAGTTAATCCCGTTAACTTCTCTGCTATTCCGTTGCCTCATGTTGTTCTTGATACTGGCCCTGATGATAAGATCGACCATGTATTCCGTGAGCGTAAGGGTATAAAGTTTGGTCAAATAACTATTCTTTACCCAAAAGCGCAGATGTCTCCTGACTTGATGAACCAAGTCCAGAACTCACCTGAAAAGACAACTACTATTCTTGAGATAGTTTGCCGTGATTACAGCAAAATGAATGAAGAGGCTTACGTTAGTTATGCAATCTGTATGACTACAAAAAGCGTAGTCTATTCTAAAGAAATGAAGGGCGTTGGATCTAATCCATTTATATGCTTCCGTTGGTCCAAGTGTGCTGGTGAAGTTTATGGCCGCGGCCCTCTGATTAACGCCCTATCCGCAATCAAGACAACCAACCTTACGATAGAACTAATCCTTGAAAATGCTCAGATGGCTATCTCTGGCATCTATCAGATGGAAGATGACGGAGTAATTAACCCGGATACTATTAACTTGGTCCCCGGCACGATCATTCCAAAAGCAATGGGTTCAAGCGGATTGCAGCCTATTCAAGCTGCTGGGAGTTTTGATGTAGCGCAATTAATTCTTTCAGATATGAGATTAAATATTAAACGCGCTCTCTACAACGACATGCTTGGCAACCCTGACCGAACGCCAGCCTCCGCAACTGAGGTTGCTGAACGTATGGCTGATCTGTCTCGCCGTGTGGGTTCAGCGTTTGGTAGATTGCAAGCAGAACTTGTGCAGCCAGTATTGCAGCGTGTTATTTATATCCTTAAAAAACAAGGGCGTATAGATATACCTACTGTCAACGGGCGTGAGGTAAAGGTTAAGTCTGTTTCGCCGCTCGCGCAGGCGCAATCAAATGCAGATATTACATCTGTTTCTCGCTTTATGGAGCTTGCTCAATCAGCGTTTGGACCTGAGCTTACTCAAGTATTGGTCAACTCAGAAGAGACCGCTGCATACCTCGCGAAAAAATTTGGTGTACCTGACACCTTGATTCGTGACGAATCAGAGCGTAGAGAAATAGTTGCAATGATGCAGCAAATGTCACAGCAGCAACAAGCTGCACCAGAGGCTGCACCACAACCGTTGGAGTAGCTTTTGGAAAAAGCCAAAATCAACGTGGGCGTAGATGGTATTCAGCGCCCACAGGCAAAAGACAGAGAGATCAGCCTTAATGTTGCTGAAGTATTTAGCAAGCCAGCAGGCAAGGCTGTTCTCCAATACCTTCGGTCTATAACTATTGAAATGGTTAATGGGCCACACGTTTCAACAGAAGAACTGCGACACTTGGAAGGCCAGCGTTATATCGTTGGCCTTATTGAGTCTCGTATAAATCATTCCCATAAGGTGAAAAACAATGTCTGAAGAAAATACACTTCTCGATACTGAGGCCACTACTGAAGCACCTGTAGAAGATCAGGTAGAAACTACAGAGCAAAGCGCAGAAGCAGATGCTGCGGAGCAATTGCTTGCCGGTAAGTACAAAACAGCAGAAGACTTAGAGAGTGCTTATAAAAGCCTTGAGTCAAAGATTGGCGAAAAGGAAGACGCCATTCGTGAACGGCTAAAAGAAGAAATGAGCCAGCCTAAAGAGGGTGTGCCTTTAAGTGCTGGTGAATATGAACTCCCTGACTTTGTAGACGAGTCGGAAGCTGTAGGAAACGAAGCACTAAAGAGTTGGTCAGAGCATTGCTTTGAGAACGGTTACAGCAACGAAGAATTCCAAAAGGGATTAGAGTTGTACATGAATTCAATGCCACAACAGCCAGACCTTGAAAAAGAAGCTAGTAGCCTTGGTGACAATGCAACTGCTCGAATTGAATCAGCTTCATTGTTTGCAAATAAGTTCTTCCCAGAAGAGGCTATGCCAGCAATCGAGCGTATGTGTGAAGGCGCAGATGGTATTATTGCACTTGAAGCAATCATGGCGGCAATGAAGGAGCCATCAATGGGTACGCCTACTGGAACCGCAGATGCAATTAGTGAGGCATCGCTAAATGAAATGATGCGTGACGAGCGTTATTGGAACCCACGGACAAGGGATGATAACTTCGTTAAGCAAGTAGACTCTGGGTTCAAGAAACTTTATGGCTGAAATCAAAGTCTTAACTAGAGGTAAGTACTATCTTACTCCATTTTCTGAGGCGCATGTTGAGGAACTGTGCGCCTCATTATCTGCTGAGAGCAAGCATGAGTTAGCTTGCTTAGGCTACTCCACTGTTACTGAGGCACTTGAGGACATTATAGATCAGTCTGAGTGCTATGTAGCAAAGTCAGAGGGTGGACCTATTATCTGCATAAGCGGATTATTTATAGGATCGAGCATACAATGCCCTCAAATGTTTACAATGTTTACAGATGAAGTGCGCACAAACTTTCAGGTAATGGCGCGTGGCTCTAAAATGTTAGTAAACTTCTTCGATCAAACATACCCTTCTATGCGGATGTCTATACTTAGCGACTTTACAGCTATGTTAGACTGGGCTGCGTGGCTTGGGTTTGCAGTTAAGGGAACTGTAACTTACAATAAAAACACATATATTGAATTTGTGCGTTGCAATCCTAAACAAAAGGATGTTTCACATAAACCATCAAGGCCCGTAATGCACTGAGAAGCCCGAAAGGATACCTTCAATGACGATGTTGAGCGGACACCCAAGATGCAAAACTAAATGAACTCAAACAAAGGACTGTTCAAATGGCTAACACAATTGACGTAGCATTTATCAAACAGTTTGAAACCGATGTGCATCTTGCCTACCAGCGCATGGGTTCCAAACTTCGGAATACAATTCGTACCACAAACACTTCTGCTTCTGTTTCTCGCTTTCAGAAGATTGGTACAGGCGCAGCCTCCACTAAGTCACGCAATGGTAACGTGAGCACTATGGAATTGGCGCACACCACAGTTGAAGCAACAATGGCTGACTTCTACGCTGCTGAGTACATTGATAAGCTCGACGAGTTGAAGATCAATATCAACGAGCGTCAAGCTGTTGCTGAATCCGCTGCTTCTGCATTGGGTCGTAAGACTGATGAAATCATCATCACTGCAATGGACGCTGGTGCAAACTCAACTCAGATCGCTGATACCTCTGGTGCATTGGGTAAGGCTGACTTGCTTACATTGTTCCAAACTTTTGGCGCAGCCGACATTCCAGAAGATGGACAGCGTTATCTCGCTATGTCCCCTGCTGGTTTTGCTGACTTGTTTAACATTAACGAGTTTGCTTCTTCGGACTATGTAGGCCCACAGCAACTTCCGTTTGCTGGCGGCATGACAATGAAAGAGTTCTTGGGCTTCAAGATTTTCTCAACGTCTGCTGTAGCTGGTGGCAAAAACTTTGCTTACCACATGCGGGCTGTTGGCTTGGGTGTTAACTCTGACGTTAAGACTGAAGTTAACTATGTACCTGAAAAAGTCGCACACCTTGCCACATCGATGATGTCAATGGGTTCTGTTGTCATTGACGACAACGGCGTCTACGAGGTTCTCGACAATAACTAAGTTGATTGGGGGAGCTTAGTCTCCCCCTTTCTTGCAGCTTGGAGCATTTACATGGCCGTACTAAGTACATCTGCTAATACCCCAATTGACGTATCAAGTAGGGCTCTCATCTTAATCGGTGCAGACCCTATTACTTCTTTTGAAGATGGGACAAGTGAGGCTCTTATTGCTGCAAATATGTATGAAGACATTGCACGATCAGCATTGGTAAATTGCCGCTGGCGGTTTGCAACAAATCAATCTGTATTGAATAGATTAAGCGAAGCGCCTACTGGGCGTTACACTGCTGCATATCAAGCGCCTTCTGACTCGCTTATGTTTCATGCAGTGACAGTTAATGACTTTAACATTGAATACCAAACCTACGGCAACAAGATATATTGCGATACGGACACAACGTCTGAGGTTGTTCTTGACTACACGTTCAGGGCCAGTGAGCAAAACTGGCCTTCATATTTTGTAGTGGCTGTACAGTATGAGCTTGCGTCAGTGTTTGCCGCAGCTTTAGCACAAGATGCTTCCTTAGCGCAGCTAATGGGACAGCAAGCACAGCTTGCAATGATGAAAGCCAGAACGCTTGACTCACAACAGCAAACAACTCGCAAGCTATCTACATCAAGGTTTATTGCTGAAAGGCGCAGTTAATGCAGAAGGTTCGTGTTCCAGTAACAAACTTTTCTTACGGAGAGGTTAGCCCTTCTCTGTATTCACGAACTGATTCAGCGGTCTATACTGGCTCGGCTCAACGTATTGAAAACTTCTTTCTTCGTGCAGAAGGTGGGGTTATTAAACGTGCTGGCCTGAGAAGTATTTATCAAAACGATATTGTCTTGGACTCAACTAGAACACAGCAATCACGTTTGCTGCCATTTATCTTCTCCGATGACGAGCGTTACATCATTTCGCTTGAGCATCAGAAGCTAAAGATATTCTTCATTGACCCTCTGACAGGGGTATTGAGTTTAGTAAATACAGTTACTCAAGACATAAACGGTAATACCTTAAAGTTTACCCATCAGTTTATGCACGAGTTTACGTTTGCTCAAGCTGGCGATGTCATGTTTATATGCCATCCAACTTTTATTCCGCAGCAAATTGTTAGGATTTCTCTTAGTACGTTCCAAGTAGAGCCCTTTGTATTTGACGCTAGGTCAGATTTAACAAAAATATATCAGCCGTATTACACTTTTCAACGGCAAGGAACAACGCTTGCTGTCTCCGCAACAACTGGAAATGGAGTTACCATTACAACTTCAGATCCTTACTTTGATACAAGCGGAGACCATGAAGGTATTACTCTTCGTTATCATGGGGCCGAGCTTGAAATAACTTCAGTACAAAGCACAACCAGTGCAACCGCAAACATCCTTGACGAATTAATTGTTCGTCTAGGCATAGACTCTCTTAGCACAACAGAAGGTCAGGCTGATATTGAGGTTACTCTTGTTCGTCATGGCTTGCGTGTAAATGACTCAATTGTAGTATCTCATGCTGGCAGTGTTGGCGGCATTTCTGCAAATCAAATCAATGGCACACGAACTGTTGCAAGCATAATAGATGACGATAAGTTTACTATAGTAGCTGGTTCAAATGCTAATGCGTCTGAAATTGGTGGCGGAAGTCCAAAGATAAGCACAAGCGCGCCGACAACTTCTTGGGAAGAGCAGTCATATTCTGTACTTAGAGGCTATCCGTCTGCCGTAACCTTTCATCAAAACCGATTGGTGTTCGGTGGTAGCTTATCCCAGCCAGATTCTTTATGGTTTAGCAAGAGTGGATACTATTACAACTTTGATGTAGGCACTGCTAAGGACGATCAATCAATTCACATTACCGCTAGCGTTGGCGACATTAACCAAATACGCCACTTGGTTTCTAATCGTGATCTGCAAGTCTTTACTGCAACGTCTGAGATGTACGTCCCATCGTTTACGAACCAGCCAATAACTCCAACAAACATTCAGATACGGAGGCAGACTCCGTTTGGTTGTGACTTTGTTAGGCCACAGGCTTTAGATGGTGCGACTTTGTTTGTTCAAAAGGGCGGGGCTATTGTTCGAGAGTATGTGTTTGCTGATACAGAAGCAGCTTATGTAGCTACACCAATATCGCTGATCTCTTCGCATCTTATTAAGACGCCAATAGAAATGAACACAATGTATGGCGCTATGAGCAGGTCAGAAAGCTATGTCTTTGTTGTAAACTACTTTGGTACAATCTCTGTCTTTAACTCCAATCGCGGAGAAGAGAGGGCTGGCTGGACTGAGTTTACAACCAATGGTTACTTTAACTCTACAGTAACTATTGATGACCGCGTGTTTGCTAGCATTATCTATGACCAAGGTGACGGCACTCAAAAGTTTGCTATATGCGAGTTTGACGAGGCTTATAACACAGACGTTGCTGGAATCTACACTGGAAGCAACGGCGTCTTTGATGTGTCTGACTTCTACGCTGATGGTGCAGTTCTCAACGTAATTGATGGCAACAACTATGTTGGAGAGTTTACTGTATCTGGTGGCAACATTGATGTGTCTGCAATTGTTCCCGATCTTGCTGAAGCAGAGATTGGAATGAAGTTTGACGTTACTCTTACTACCAATCCACTAGATATTGCAACAGGCTCCGGTCCTGTTACTGGCACTCCCCGAAGAATAGGGAGTGTTGTCGTTGACCTTAACGATACTTTGTCAGCTACTGTAAACGGAGCAAACTTAGTTCTAAGAAATGTAACTGATGATTTATCACAAGAAGTTTCTTCGTTCACAGGAAAGAAGGAGTTTCGTCTAATGGGATACAGTCGTGACCCACAGATTACAGTTACACAATCCGCCCCCTTGCGCTTGCAAGTTAATGGCATAGTTGCGGAGTTAACATTCTAATGAGCGCTCTTACCGCCTTTCAAATTGGAGCTACTATTCTTGGCATCTCTGGTCAGAATAAAGCAGCATCTGCTCAACGGTTGCAAGCTGAACAGCAAGCAAGGCAAATGGAAATTGATCGGCAGGTAGCCGAAGTGCAAGCTATGCAGCAGCGCAATCAAAGGATTGCTGACTATAACACTGCGCGATCTACAAATAATGCTCAGTTTTCTTTTAATCTTGAAGGCGGAGAAAGCTCTAGCCTTGCAGCGTTTGAGCAAGAGCAGGGATTAACTGTAAGTTCTGATCTTGCAGCTAGCCAATTCCAATCTTTCCTAGATCAAAGCAGCAGGAGCGTTGCCTCAAAAATTGAAATACAACGCGGTATTAATGCAAGTAGAGTTGGCAGCATAAACAGCTTAACGATGCTTGCTCAATTAGGTGCAGATCTTTCTAAGACCTATACTCCAACTTCCTATACTCCAACTCCCTATGTCTTTTTTCCCGACCCTGCAACGCCTGTAAAATAGAGAGCTATTACAATGCCGATAATAAGAGAGCAACGAAGAATCTTTAATCAGCCAATCGGTGTGCGTAGCTTTGACACTGGCGAAGCTCAAGTTGGCAACGCTGTCTCAAGGCTTGCGAATACAATGGGCAAGGAGTTTTACGAAAAGGCTGCGTCAAATGCTGAGAAGTTTGGTGCGGAAGAGGCTCAGTCAATTTCTGCAAGCGAGTTAAAAGTATTTGATTCTAACACTGGTAAGCCAGAAGTTCTTTCTCAGATGAAGGGTATGGGTAGCATTGCCTCTGCTTCATTTGAACGTGTTGTTGAGCGCCGCTTTGTAGACTCAATTGATAAAGACATACGGCTAAAATCTGCGGAGCTTGCTTCTAAGTATGAAGATCCAGTTCAGTATCAAAGCATGTTTGAGTCTTATCTTAGCTCAATGTCTACAGGTGCTGGTGATCGCTTTAAAAACATAATTTTTGATTCTGGCTCATATGTTATGGGGCAGACTAAAATTAGATTAGCAGATGCGGCTAGAACCAAAGCAAGAGCAAATGCGGCTCAAGCAGTTGGCACAACTAACATAGAGTATGCAGAGACAATTTATGACGCAGCTTCCTCTGGGGACTTCTCTACGTCTGTCGTTATGATTGAAGAGCGCGTCACAGCCTCTATGGAGGCCGAGAACGCAGAGCTTTATGATAAAGGGTACGCAGACAAGGTAAGGTCAGAACTAGGCTCACAGGCCATGTCAGGCGCTCTGGAGGTAGCATTGAAAGGTGCGACTCCAATACAGCAGGCTTCGATAAGGGTTTACGTTGGTAGCCAAGGTAAGGCTGGTGGTGAAAGTCTTAGCAAAGAACAGCTAGAAGCACTTAAACCTTTTATAGGTTATGTTGACCGCACCAACACAGCAGCTTTGCTTTCTCAAACAAATGTTATTTCTTCCAACTATAATGCAGTAACGACTGCAAAAGTTGCTGAGGAAAGGGCAAAATATGAGGCAAGTAAGGCAAGGTTTTTAGCTAGCGTTACTGGCATAGAGTATGCTGCAAGTGCTCAAGCAGAGCGACAAAAACAAAGTACAGAAGACTACATAGCAAACTTTTCCTTAAACTATAAGGATGCTGTTATTCTTCCAAATCGTTTTGCAAATACTACTGCGATAAGGGAGGCTTGGAATTCAGAAAGCCTTGAAAGTATTGCTGGCTCAATACAATCCGCTCAAACAACATATGAAGAAAATCTACAACAGCTTGTAAACGCAAGAAATCTTGGCTTGGGTGTAGATGAATATAACTCCAGCAAGCAAGATGCTCGTCGTGCTGGGCTTGATGCAGTTGTTTTGGGTATGGCAAGTGACGGAAATATTGGGGCTCTAAAGGTAGCGTTAACTACAAACTCACCCGCAGACATTGCAAAGCTAAGTCCTCGTCAACAAATAGCAATTCAAGAGCTAATACAAACTAGGCTTTACGATCCTACTGAAGATAGGAATTATGTTTCCACCCTTATCTCTGGCACACAAGACGAAGTACAAAACAAAATTGAGACAGAAAAGCGAAATGCTGATCTTTTTAAAAGCGTTAATGATGCCTCAACATACTTTGCTAATGGTATTTTTGATTTAGAAACTCTTAATAATACTGAAGAATTAGCAAGAAATGCTTTGGAAGGCGGAGACATTAGTAGCACTGAGTTTGGTTCTTTGTCTGATGGTTTACGGCTTTCTGCTGGAAAAGGTATAGTTAACATTGTTGCGGGTAATATGTCCGCTAAAGAACTAAACGATCTTTCTCTTTACGTTAAGGGCGGGGGTGAGGTGAAGGGGGATGCTAGCCCTCACGTTATTACTGCTGGGGATTCTATTCTTAGAGTTGTTCCATCTAGCCAGTTGGCCAGTATTAGCAATCACACTAATAGCATAAGAGAAAAAGTCGCTAGGAATGAAGCGCTTAAAGAACAGCAACGTAAAAAACAAGATTTGCAAAATATACTTGCTGCAAACGGCGGCAATCATTTTGATAAAACTCATCGAGTTGCTCAAGATGAGCGACTTAAAAGTCTTGGATTTGACCCTGCTAATCCAAGCACCTATGCAACGGGTGAAAGGTCATTGAAGTTCTTTAATTCGTTGCGTTCAACAATGCCTCAATCAGTAATTGATAACTTAAATGCTATTGCTACTGGCATTGAAATAGATAACACAGATGCGTATTTGAACATATTTGCGTCTATGCAAAACGATGTTACAACAGAAGGCTTATTTGTAAGTAGATTTGGATCGGGTGAAGGCGCACTAATTAGTCCCAAAACACAGGCGTTATTAAAAGATATTTTTGAAATATACAAAATACAACCTGTAAGCGGTGTAAGGAAAAGTGCATCCGAAATTGCTATGGGTTTAATTGAAATGCGCAACGAAGAAAAATCTAAACTTGCTATTTCGAATGTGTTTGGAAAGTTAAGTCCGAATGAATACGTTGCAGATCGTTATGGAGATTTGATTGCAGGAGATTTAGATGGTGTTGCAGAATACTTAGCTGGTACAAACAAAACAAAAGAAGAAATAGATGCCAGACTTGAAGAGTTGGTAGATCAACATTACGGCCAATCAAGACTTGTTATTGACCCAAGGTTCCCAGTAGGAGGACTTAATAGAACCTCATATAGTCTTGAGAAAAAATTCCCAGATGAAAATCGAAGAAATGCTTTTAAAGATTACATTGCCTCTCGATTGCCAGAGGGTTACAGGCTTGCAACATATATAGCCCCAAAAGAAACGAATCTTATTGAAAACATTGTTGAGCAAGGCCCGGTAATGGGCTCAATAACTTCAGCAACTACCGCAATAACGGCAGCATTTGTAGGCGATAAACCCAAAGATAAAACGGTTTACCTAGTTCCTAATGAGAATACTCGAGGAGTAGCTTATTATGCTTTTTATGTAGATGAAAAAAACGAACTCCGTCCGTTAATTACAGAAGTAAATAATGAGCCATATCTCCCAACATTTACAGAAAGAGTTTTAGCTAATTATGATCGAGAAGTTATGCTTGCTGAAAGAGAGGCTTTACAGGAGCAAGTAAAAATAAATCAAGCACTTCAGGACTATAGCGAAAGTCCTCGACCAACCTCATTTGAATCTATTCGCAATTTTTTAGGGGCAAATTAAAATGGAAAATGGGTTAACTTTTATGCCAGACATTGAAGTAGGAATGGATACTGTTTCTGCTCCTGATTTTTATGAAACTGTTGGTGCGTCTCTTGCTTACAAGTATAACCCATTACTAGATTTTGTTTCTGAAACTTTTCAGTTTAGAGAGCCGTATGAATTTGGCAGTCGTTCGCAGCCAAGATCTGATTATAATGCTAGACAAAATATTCCAGAAGATTTGCTGCCATATAGCTCTTCGCTTCTTGACGCAGACAGTCAAGCTCACATGGATTTTAAAGTAAAGAATCTTAGAAGAGGTCTTAAAACTAGAGAAACAAACGCTCGTTCTGGTTTAGGCGCTTCATTCCTTGCTGAAGCATTTGACCCTATTGCCTACATTGCAATTCCTTTGCGTTTTGTTGGCCTTACAAAAACTGCTTTAAAAGTTGGCGCTCAAAGTGCTGCTATTGTATCCGCTCAAGAATCTATTAGAGCGCCACTCGATCCTTTAGGTACAACGTCTGAAACAGCAATTAACATTGGCTCTGCATTTGTATTTGGCACAGCAATAGGTCGTCTTACGAATATACCGGCGGCTCGTAGAGCAAAAGCCATGGAAGAAATTAAAGAAGTTGAAGTTGAGATTGAAAATCTACGTCAAGCAATTGAGCCTTTAGAGGGCGTTGAAATAGATCCTTCTATTGCTAGTAGCGCCTTTACTGACTCATGGCTGTTTAAGTCTGTAACCACACCAATGAAGCGCGTGCTTCAAGATGAGGCAGTTCCTAACACTGTTAAATTAACTATGCTTGATATTGCCAATGATGCTGGCATTTTGCTCAATGCAAACAAGCAAGGATTTGCAATAAAGAACTCTGTATTTCAAAATGCAAAGTTGCGAGATGGTGAGTGGGTTCAAGTCTATGACGAGATCGTTTCTATTTGGGGTGACTCTCACGGCAAAGGTGTAACTCAACCATTAGATTATATGTACAAGCGAAAAGACTTTGAGCAGTGGCTTACAGAAGTAGACTCAAAAGCAATTCGTGGACAGAAGCCTGCCGATGATTTTGAAGCTAAGGCTATGGATGCGTTAAACAATTTCTATAGCAAGTGGGAATCACGATTAAGTGAAAGGGGGCTAATTGGCAATAAAGGTTTTTACCTAAACGATATTGCCAAGCGCCAATCAAGAATTGATACCATTAATGGGACAATTGAGCGTTATCGTGGCACTCCTGAGTTTGATCGCTTGCAAGGTATTGTGTCTCGCAACTTAGATATTATCGACCAACACAAAGCTACACTACAAGATTTAGATTCGGCTGCTCCCATTCTGCCTGCTAACGAAGATATATTTCGTCCTCGATACTGGGACAAAGATAGGATTAAGAAAGATCGCGCTGGCCTTGAGAAGATTCTATCTGATTGGTTTAGGCAAAACCCAGAAGGTTATGGCATAAGCCCAACAGGTAAGTGGGAAAAAGTTACTTACTCAACTTCTGAAGAGGCTATTGCCAAACGAGCTTCTGACGCAGTTGACTCTATTCTTGGCCTTAAAGATGTTACTGATGTAGATGTTGCAACCTTTGGATACGGTAAATCTAAGCACCTAAAGCACCGTGGGATCGACATTCCTAACAAACTTGTCCTTGATTACATTCATCGCAATCCAGTTTCCATCATGAAAGCATACACTGCGCGCACAGCCCCACGCTATGAGTTTGCCGCTAAGTTTGATGGACAGGAGATTGACGACATACTTGATGACAAGATGTCTGAAATGCTTGCATCCGGGATGTCGTTAGAAAAAGCCAACGCTGCGTCTAGAGATATACGCCATATGTATGATCGAGTTGCTGGTACAGTTCTTCGTGAGCCAGATGCTCTTAATCAAAAGGTTGCTGAAGTTCTTCGTACCGCTGCTCAACTTGGTTATCTTGGTAAGGCTGGATTATCTACTATTTCAGAGCCAGCAAAGATTATGATGGAACACGGCATTGGTAAAACAATGAAGGGTTTGTTTAGTATTCTTGATGACAACCAGTTAAAGTTAGGCGCTAAAGAAGCAAGGATTGCTGGTGAGGCATTGGAAATCCTAATGGGTTCTTCCCATCTTCGTTTAGTAGATGACATGGGTAACAATCCATTGCGCTCTAATTTTATGGACAAGTCTAAGAACGCTTTCTATTTGCTTAACGGCTTGGCGCCTATCACTCGTATATTCAAAGACTTTGATGGGATGATGCGCAGCCACACAATAATTGATTACTCAGTGCGCTTGACGCAAGGTAAAGCTACTAAGATGGAGCAGGAGTATTTGCTTCGCTATGGTATTGACTTTGATACTGCTGGCAAGATTGCCAACGCACCTTGGCAGAAGTCTAAGTCTGGCATGTATATGGCTAACACTGAGTCATGGAGTAATACAATTGAGTTCCCCTCTACGACTGCCGACATTGTAACAGGGCCGACTAATACATATGCAAAGGGTGGCCGCTATAAACCAGCGTTCTACCGAGATAAAGACAAAACAATTTACATTGATGAAGATTACATTCGAGACACAATGTGGGCTGAACGTGGGTGGGAAAATCCGCGTGTTGAGGGTGTAAAACCTATTGAAAAAGGGATCATTAATACACCAGACGATTACGTCACTTTTATTAAGATGCACGAAATCATGCACACAATACATTCATCGAAGTCACTAGGTTTTGATAAGCGTACTAAACAAGGCTTGGCTGATTATGAAAACGCTATTAATGACATGGCTGTTGCTGAAATAAAAAAGCAAGCTAGAGTTGACCCCGAAACAGTTAAGTCTTTTCGCAATGCTCTTAGCTCTGGCATAGCTAATACAATTCTTATGGGTACGCCTGCTGATAAACCGATTATTACTGACGGTATAGTTTACATTCCTATGCACGTTGCTAGCAAGTTCGGAATGAAAGAAGACAGTAAGTACAAAGGATACGCTAGAATAGAAAACGGATTGCTTGGTATGCCGTTTCAATTCTACAGCTACGCACTTGCAGCAACAAACAAAATATCAGCTGCTTATGGCCATGGTCAATTAAAGAATCAATTCCTTGGTACAGCAATTGCTATGGGTCTTGGTTATATTTCCCTAGAATTAAAGACACCCGACTTTGTTGAGCTTTCTCCGCAAGATAAGTTTGCTAGAGCATTTGATTATTCAGGTGTCGCTGCTTTGTACTCAGATCTTTTCTATACAGCAATGAGTACAAGCCTTGCATTAGGTGGGCCAAACATTACAGGCGGTGCGTTGCAACCTAGATACCCGCAAGAGCCTAGTACCAGTGACGCTATCACTGGCCTTCTTGGTGCTGGCCCTTCTATTGCCATGGAGTATGTCAACGGTATGGCTAATATGCTGACGGGAAATATTGGAGAGGGAAGCAAAGAATTTATAAGAGCTTTGCCATTTTCTAATGTTTGGATGTTTAATGACACGGTTAATAGATTAACCAATATGCTTGAAAGTGAGCTTGATGATGGGCCGTCTGGATTCGGTAGATACTAATTGTGCGTTGAAGTGCTTGCTTTAGCTTGCTAGTCGATAAAAAAAGGAATGTGACATGACGATTAACCTTGCCGATAACTCGCCTCGAATATCATATTCGGTAGCGCAGGGCGTAACTCAGTCTACGTTTACTGTGCCGTTTGAGTTCTTTGCTGAAGAAAGCCTTAACGTATATGTTGATGGTGTTCTCAAGACTTTAACTACTGATTACACTGTAACTGGTGGTGACGGCTCTACTGGCTCAGTTGCTATATCGGTTACAGGCGCATCTGGCGGTTCAACGGTTGTTATCACTAGGGAAATCTCACTTGAGCGTACAGCAGACTTTCCAACATCTGGGCCTTTTCAGATTGCTGCACTCAATACAGAGCTTGACCGAATCATAGCTATTGCTGCTGACTTGAATGATGGCATAGCGCGTTCCCTTCAGCTTACAGATTTTGATATTGCTGCTAACTTAACGCTTCCATCTGTTGATAATCGTAAGGGTAAGACGCTTGCATTTAATTCAGTAAGCGGTGCTGTTGAAGCTGGCCCATCTATTTCTGATACACAAACTGTATCTAACGCATCGGCAGACATTGCGTTGCTTGCTGACATTCAAGACGGAACTACAGCGACTAATGCAATTACCAATGTAAATGGCATCCGTACTGATGTAACTACAGTTTCTGGCATATCTGCAAATGTAATTACTGTAGCAAACAATAATGCTAATGTTACTGCAGTAGGGACTAACATTGCTGACGTAAATACAGTTAGCGGCATATCAGCGGATGTCACAACAGTTTCAGGCATAAGCGCAGATGTTTCAACTGTAGCAGCAAACTATACAGATGTTGTTACAGTCTCTGGGATTTCAGGAAATGTAACTATTGTTGCGACAAACATTACAGATGTGAATAACTTTGCTAACCGATACCAAATAAGTGCGACAGAGCCAAGCCCTGCTAGTGAAGGCTTGCTTTGGTACGATACCACAACAGACATAATGAAAGTTTACAATGGCGGCTCATTCCAAAATGCTGGTGCCACTGTAAATGGAACATCTGAAAGAGAAACATACACAGCCACAGCAAGCCAAACTACATTCTCTGCGACTTATGACTCCGGTTTTGTGGATGTTTACTTAAACGGTGTGAAGCTAATTGATGGCACGGACTTTACTGCAACTGACGGTTCTAATGTTGTTTTAAGTTCTGGCGCTGCTGCGGGAGACAGCGTTGATATTGTTGCTTATGGCCAATTTCAGCTTACAGATGTTTACACAAAAGCGCAGTCAGATGCTCGATATGTTAATGTATCGCATACTGGCAACGTAAACATTACTGGTAGTCTGGACATTACTGGCGACACAGACATTACTGGCGAGTTGATAGCCGACAGCTACAACGAAACCTACGCTGCATTGTCTGGCACAACGCCAGCGGTCAACTGTGAAACAGGTAACGTGTTCTCGCTTGCCACTACAGGCAATACTACATTTACTTTCACTAACCCCCCTGCAAGCGGCACAGCTTATGGCTTCACTCTTAAGGTAACGGCTGGCGGTACACACAGTCTGACATGGCCTAGCTCTGTTGATTGGGCTGGTGGTACTGCACCTGATGCACCTGCTAGTGGAGAGACTAATGTGCTTGCTTTCATCACTTATGATGGCGGTAATACATGGTACGGCTTTCAAGGTGGGGCGGCAATGGCATGAGTAAGCTGGCACGAACAATTCAAATGTCTGCAAGTGCAAGTGCAGTAACTGCACCTCAGGAGTTCACACGTGTGGGCGTAAGTTTCCCAGTATCAAACATGAACATACAAGTTCCATCTGGGTCTCAAGCTGGAGATATTGCAATAGCATACTCTTCAACTGCTACTGGCCCAGCACCAACTGTATATGCTGGATTTACTGAAATAGCCTCCGTTAATAGCATATTTGAGGATATGTTTCAGTACAAAATATTAACGTCTGGAGATTTAACAACAACTTTTAGCAGATACCCAGATAGCTATGACGCTGCGATTATGGTGACATTCAGACCACTGAACCCAGTGACGAGTGTAAATGTTTCGTGGGTGAGAAATAGTGGTGAAACAGGCGGTACACCAAATAACCTATTTTATAGCACTTCACAGGGTAATGGTCAAAGTATTTTGATTGCAACATATTCATCATATGGTTCAGAGCCGTCAATAAACGGCGGGTCATTCTGGGATCAAAATTATTTAGAAGTTGGTGAAGGCAACAACATGATTAAAATGTACTACAAAATTTTCAGCGACAGTAGTAATGCGGGCTATGTTACGGCTGGGGACTATGGCGGCTACAACATTATGATGAGTTGTGTTATAAATGCGTCCTAAAACAATCATAAAAATAAAAGCGTGTCTGATCTATAAGGATAACTTAAATGTACGTTAAAATCACAAGCGGAAACGTAGACACATACCCCTACAACGTAGGGCAACTACGCCGTGACAACCCTAACACCAGCTTCCCCAAGCAAATCCCTGATGAAATGTTAGAAAGCTATGGCGTATACACTGTTGTATGTACCGACATGCCTAGCATTGATAATCGCACTCAGACAGTCGAGCAAGAAGCTACACCATCCTTAGTCTCTGGTGCTTGGACTGTTGGCTGGACTACGTCAAGTAAGACTGCTGAAGAGATAG